ATATCCAACATATATAAAGAATCCAAAATATAGACCTAACAAAAAAAACAATGGAAAACCTCCTATTTGCAAAGATAGGAGGCTCTTCTATATACCTGCAAAATGTGGATGTTGTATAGAATGTAGAAAGGAAAAACAAAGAGAATGGAGGGTAAGACTAGAAGAAGAATTGCGTACGAACTTTGGGTATTTCACTACATTGACGATAAGCCCAGAAGGAATCAAAGAAATAGAATCAATCACCAATTTAAAATGGGAAGAAAACCCAAACGAAATTGCAACAAAAGCTTTAAGGTTATTTCTAGAACGGGTAAGAAAAGATATAGGAAAGAGCATAAAACACTGGTGTGTTACAGAACTGGGAGAGAAAAAAGACAGAATACATTTGCACGGTATATTCTTCGGCCAAAAAAGTGCAGCGTTAATCAGAAAACATTGGAAATACGGGTTTGTATTCATTGGGGATTATTGCAACGGCAGAAGTGTCAACTACATGACAAAATACATGCTAAAAGTAGACATTAAACACCCAGAATTTAAACAAATTGTACTAGCCAGCAAAGGTATTGGGGCAGGATATATGGATAGATTAGATTATCTGTGGCAAAAACAAAACTACAAAAATATAGACGTAGCTACCTACACCTTTCGCAATGGTACAAAAATGGCTATGCCTAAATACTACAAAAACAAAATATTCACAGATAAAGAGCGTGAAAAAATGTGGATTAATAATCTCAATAGAGGCTTATTGTGGATATACGGAGAAAAAGTTAAAGCTGACGACTGGAAAACTATCGACAGTCTCAGAGAATATTGGCAAAGATATGGACGCGATGTAATGGGAGATAATCCTATTGCATGGAATGCTATGAAAGAGAGAAGGAAGGAGGAAAAACAACGGCGAGCTATTGCAGAAGCTAAAAAAATGGCTGAAAAATTCAGCACGGAAAATCTAACAAAGTTGCCGTTACAGGCCGATTTTCCTATGCAGAAAGAAACGGAAGAATGGGAAAATATAATTAATCAATACATCAAAAATAATATGTGGACATTCCAGAGAGTAAGAAAGGGCACTACCTCAGAATACTACGATGCTTTGGTTGAAATTGAGATAGCGTAAAATAGTATCAGACAACAATTTAGACAGTATTTTTTAATGTATAAGGCGGAAAACTTCGTTTTCCTTAGTCGCTTCGCTCCTATTTATACGCTCGCTACGGCAGAGCCTACTCGCTGTATTCCTTGCAGGAATCGGACAATAGTTAAAAACGTTAATAAATCTAAATGAAATGAGGATATTTGCTCGTATTGTGCTATCTTTGTTGAGTAATCAAAAAGACAAAATCATGAAAATACTGTTATTAGTAAAACACATCGAGAAAAAATTTATCATGTCGATGTATTTCGAAAATGAAGAACAAGTTATTAACTGGTGGAGTAGCCTTCCAAATTCAAATGAATGGATAATTGTTCACGAAGGTAAAAGGAAAGAACATGGGCACAGGTACGAATTGATGTACACCAAATTTGACGAACAAGGGAAATTGTACTCAAAGTATATCTTTTGCTTTTCTAAAAAAGAAGCTGTACTTTTAACACGGAAAATAAAAGAAGCGAACTCAAACTATACAATTAACGTTAGAAAACTTTATTAAATGAAAGACGAAATTAAACAATTTTTAAAAGAAAACTGGAAAACAGCAGCAAGTATTATAGGTGCAGCTATATTATTAGCGATATCCTATTTGATTGAAGGTTGTGGTAGTACTTGGAAGGTATCAGGAAACGTCGTAAATGTAAATAACAAATGTCAAAATGATTCAAATTCATATCACAATGATACCCTCGATTACGAAATACGGGAAATTCCGTAAAAAAGAATGGATGAAAAATGCCAAAATTCCATTCGAATCATTTAGTGAGGGAAGCTACGCCCTCATGTGGGAGGGGTTTGAATGGGATACGGGCTGTATAGTAAAAGGATTTAGAGTCGTTATGAACTGTTGCCTTTTCAAAGAAGCAGAACGGCTCGAAAACGAATTACGAAAAAGTAGAGTTATATTAACAAAAATTGAAGCAACTAAAAACATTTAATTATGAATCAACAAGAAGCAGTACAATGGGCTGAAGGCCAAGATGTAGTACAAGTGCGAGCAATACGCAGAGGAGAAGAAGATAAATTTGTATTCACTGTTGGAGAGTATGTAGTAACACCACACGTATTTGATAACCAAGAAGAAGCAATAGAGTACCTCAATGAGCACTTTAAATTAACAAATATGGATTTAGCAATTATCGGAGCTATGTGCCAAAGACTCAATGAACTTAATAAACAACAATCTAAAAACAAAAAGAAATGAAAGTAAGTATCGGAAAAAATACCCTCGGCGGTGGAAAAAAAATGACAACACGGTTAAATAATTATAACCGTAGTACACATGATTTAAGTTTTGTATGCAGAACAAGTGCAGCAGTAGGAACTTTAACGCCTACATTATATCAATTAACATTACCAGGAGATACCTTTCCTATCCAAACAAGGTGTCACACTTTAACACACCCAACTATTGGACCTCTATTCGGAAGTTTTAAACAACAAAATGACTTCTTCTTCTGTCCTATTAGACTCTACAATGCAATGCTACACAACAATGCATTAAATATAGGATTAAATATGAAACAAGTAAAATTTCCTGTATTTCCAATATCTTATAACCAATACACCGATAAGACTAAAATGGCAGGAAGTAATGACTCTCTCCTCAATGAAGTTAATCCAAGCTCATTAGTAGCATATACAGGGGTAAGAGCTCTCACAACCTTAGAACCGTATGATTCAAATAAGAAAAGTTTCAACTGCATTAAACTAATGATGTATTACGACATCTTTAAAAATTATTATGCAAACAAACAAGAAGATAAATTTTATGTAATATCTGGAAATACCTACTATTTATACAAACAAATAGCAAGCAATCTCGGCGAGGGACAAATGAGCTTAACTATTGCAAATAGCAGCGACAATAAAGAGTCATGGACTGTTGTCGCTACGGGTATACAAAATTTCGCAAATTCAACAGGTGAATATCCTAAAAAAAACACAGACTATCAAACTTGGGTATTGGCTATAAAACCATATGGACAAGATAAGGATACAGGACAAGTAGAAATAAGCATTAACATGCAAACAGGTTGGCTACTTGAAAGTGGCGGAGTTGTAGGGGGTAGACAAGCAATTAAAATATATGGAACTATAAACAATCTCGAGAAAGCAGGCGTTTTAACAGACATTACAAGGTCTGTAAGCAACGCCGTAGATGGAGCAGAGTATTATAGACTTGAAGCTGAATTCTATCCAACCGAAGCAACTTATAAAACATATTATTATGTAGACAAGCCTTCTCTCGCTACAAGCGTAGAAGCGAGATATAGCAGCTATAAGTTAAGTACAATTGACGATATGAGAGAAAATATACTCTCAGCAGGAAAGACTCAATATATATCACAAGACCCATTCATAGTTGATATTTTTAAACCTATACAAACAAAAAATGGTATAGCGCCAAGTTGTTCGCAACCAATGGTAGGGCTTGCGCTTAAAACATATCAAAGCGATATCAATACAAACTGGGTTAATACCGAATGGATTGATGGGGAAACAGGAATTAATGCAATCACAGCTATCGACACATCAGGAGGAAGCTTTACACTCGATACTTTAAATCTTGCAAAAAAAGTATATACTATGCTTAACAGGATTGCAGTAAGCGATGGAAGCTACAACGCATGGATTCAAACCGTATACACCAGCGGAGGACTTAACCATGTCGAAACTCCTATCTATCTAGGAGGCTCATCACTTGAAATCGAATTTCAAGAAGTTGTAAATAACAGCGGAACCGAAGACCAACCGTTAGGTACACTAGCAGGTAGAGGAATAGCAACCAATCATAAAGGAGGAAATATCATATTCAAGGCAGACGAACCAGGATATATATTTTGTATTACTTCACTCACTCCAAGAGTTGATTATTTTCAGGGTAATGAATGGGATAATTATTTAATGACACTAGACGATTTGCATAAACCACAACTTGACGGTATAGGTTTTCAAGACAGATTGTATCGAAGCGTAAATGCAAATACACCTTACGCAATGTCGAGTAAATCAATAGGTAAACAACCTGCATGGATTGAATACATGACAAATGTAAATAAAACATACGGAAACTTCGCACTCGTTGAGAATGAGGGCTGGATGTGCTTAAATAGGATATTTGGAGATATAAATACCTACACAACATATATATTTCCACATCTCTACAACAACATCTTCGCCGATACAGATATAACTGCCCAAAATTTTTGGATTCAAATAGCATTTAATATAGAACCAAGACGCGTTATGTCAGCAAAAGTTATTCCTAACATTTAAAACTTACAATTATGATTAAGCCAAAATTATATTCAAGACCTCCAAAAACAAACTACGAATACCAAGAAGGAGAAAGTATTGAAAACAAAGTTCGTAGAATTACCGAAAATAACGAACCTATCACCGATGGTGCACCAATTATTTATACAAACAGAGAAGACGGTGTATTACCAGCATATAATATCCGTACAGATAGGTGGGAAGTGGCACAAGCAGCAATGGAAGCAGTAAATCAAGCCAACCTTGCCAAATCTAAAAATTACGGAAAAATAGAACAACAAGAACAAAATGCCCTCGATTCGAAAGAAATAGGGAACACTTCTTCGCAGCAGGAATCGGCGGGATAAACCGCACATCTAAAAGGCTGGGAGTTAGAGACTTAGTCTCTACTCCCTCCATTTTTCACAAAATGGTACGCATGTAGCATATATTATCTAGTAATATGTATAACCCTTGTGAAATTACAAGGGCGAAAAATTAAACAAATAGAACAATATGGGATTCGGAGAATTATTTACATCAGGACTTGCAAGTTCCGGAGCTAGTAGCTTAGGAGGATTAATAACAGGAGGTATAAGCCAAGCATTAGGTTTAAGCTGGTCTCCACAAAGAGCTATGAAAGAACAAGAAGCTTATAACAAAAGAATTATGGCATTACAAAATCAATATCAACAACAAGCAGCAGCGCAATCTCAACAATATGCTAAGGATTATTGGGATTATACAAATGCCGAAAACCAAGTAGAACACTTAAAAAACTCAGGATTAAACATCGGCTTAATGTATGGACAAAGCGGAGCAGGTGGAATGGGAGCCAGCGGAGGAGCTCGACAAGAAAGCCCAGACCAAGCACAAGGAAATCCAATAGGAATGGCATTACAAGTTCAACAAATCGAACAACAACGAAGAATGAACGACGCTCAAATTGCATTAGCAGAAGCACAAGCAAATAAAGCCAACAAAGAAGCAAATAAAATTGCAGGTGTAGATACACAAGAAGCCTTAAAAAGGATTGAAGAAGCTAGCTCTCGCATAGAATTAAATCTAAGAGAAGGGAATTATAAAGAGGCTCTAACAGAACTAACACAAGCCGAAAAAGAAGCTACAAACGCTCTAAAATCTCTCAGGGAAATGCAAGAAGGATTAACAAATGCACAAATAAGTGAAGCCTTCGCCATAGCAGGCTATTATAGCGAAAAAACTCACACAGAATACTGGGCAAAAGAAAATGAAAGAATCCAAAATGAATATCTAAAAGATACTTACAACGATAGAGTTGACGCAGCATATTATAATAATGCCGTAGCAATAGCCTTAGCAGCAAAATACAAAAGTGATAAAGATGTCAACGAAGAACAAATAAACCATCTTCAAGCAAGTATCAAAGAATTGGAAGCTCTCGCCGATAAACACAATTGGGATAAAGAAACATTCCGTAAACAAGTTGAAGGTATGATAGAACGATGGGAAGAACAAACCTTTAACGAAAGAATTGGATTGGGATTGGAGTTTGGAGATAAAATTGTAAACATGCTTTATAAAGGACGCAGAAAAAAAAGCAATATAAGAACCAAATCAACAAGAGAAGGAAATACAACAACAACAGAAACCTACTCAGAATCCTATTGATATGTGCTTATATCCAACATATATAAAGAATCCAAAATATAGACCTAACAAAAAAAACAATGGAAAACCTCCTATTTGCAAAGATAGGAGGCTCTTCTAC